CTGGACCAGGGTTTGCACCTGGTCACCCGCTTAGACGGATCAGTTGTCAGTAACCAGCATTTGCACTGGTACTGCAGAGATGATGTAATGTTCATCATCAAGGTCATCTACTGAACGCACATAATGCTCAGCAGCTTCCCTGGTACCGTACACTCCACAGAAGTGAGAAGCGTACGGATCTTCAAGCATGACAACGTAAACGTTCATGACTTGACCTAAACTGTGCGGTGCCTATCTCCGCTGGAGGCAATACTGAGTGGAGGGTTTGACCCTCCGGCATCACGCCTGGTACTCAGTTAGTCTTGTATCCGTTAGCTGCGCACCAGGCCATGTGGACCTCGTGTGCTTGCTTAGGCCAATCGTGGCTAGCACATTGCTTTGCTGTCGCTTGATCTAGTTGATGGATCGTCACTTGCGTGCTGATCCCAACTAGTATCGCTGCGCCACAGATGATTGGAGCTACGTCGGGGAATTGATACTTCATGGTGTTGAGTTGATGTGCGGTACCCATCTCCGCTGAGGGTAATGACTGGGCAGGGGTTTGCACCCTGCCTCCCGCTTAAACGGATCAGTCTGTAGGCTCAAGGGCGTGGGTGTAGCAGAGCCAGCGCTCCAGTACATCCTTGCGCTTACCCCGGACCTTATAAACAACTTCGCCATCCTCGATCCATTGACCGATGATGTACCAATCAGTTTCTGGCTTCTGTGCCACTGTGGTGGCCCAGTCCAGTACATCAGATTGGTTGTACATTGTCCAGGTCTGCCATCCTTTAGCCCTTGCTTCCTGTGCAGCTTTCTCTGCAAGCCTGTTGCAAGTCACCTCGCGACCCGACAGACGAGTGCGGCGAATCTCCTTGGTTACCATTGAACTGAACTCAGGTGTGTGGTGCCTATCTCCACGGGAGGCAATCGCTGAAGCAGGGATTTGATCCCCGGCTCACGCCTTGTCTTCAGCTAAGCATCTACAGTCACAATCAGTTCTCGCTCCAGTAAAGTGTAGGCGAGCTATAATTGGGAGCTTTAGGTGGGGGCTTGGGGTGTGCTGACGTTACGGTTAGGTTACGGTTAGGAAACCCTAACTTACTAAGTGCGAATCTTCACACTCTCTTAACCTTTCAACGTAGTCAGGGTCGGGTGGGTGGGCGGCCCGCAGGGCCTAACGTAGTCAGGCAACCTGCTCTTACGCCCAATCTCCCTACGCTCTCCCCTCCTACTAAACTTTCACACCCCTCACCCTTTCTTTTTTCTATACACATCCTCTCTCGGGTGGGTGGGTGGAGAAGCGTTTAGTTACTAATAACCCAAATGGGGTTGAAACTTGGCGCCTGCCAAAGGCGCTGCAAATACTACAAATATGTAATTTAAAAAGTAGGTTAGGTAAAGTACCAAAGATCAAAAAATTCAAATTTACAATAAAACAAACAACGGTAAACACTAGAAAGTAACCGATTATACATAAAGTACAAACGGTGGATTCCCCTGGAACGCTCCTAAAAATATTTACGGCAAATTATTTAAATTTCAAAACACACAAAAAAATAAAACCCCTAAATGGGGCTAGAAATTATGATAAAAATGTAATGAAGTACCCTAGTTAGCCCAAGTTTTTAGCCAAAATCCCCTATTGGTTACTTATTTTTCCTTACTTGGCGGGCCGCAGCGCGGGCAGCCTTACGAAATGCTTCTTCATCAGGGTGTTGAAACGCAAGTTGCTTAGCACCTTCGTTAATAAATCCACGAACGGTGAAAGCATCAGCCCCTTCAGACGCCATTTTTTCGGCACGGGACTTAATTGCCTCTAACCCTTCTACTTTTTTGACCTGATCTTGAAGATCCATAGGGATCTTTACCCGATTCATCAACTTTTTACTACTATACAACAAATATTTTTAGGTTTTTGTCGCATAGAATAAATCAAAGACCAAACATAGTGAGTAATAACCCAAATGTTGCTGTCTCCCGCTGATTTTGACGCTTATTCTCGGGCAACAGGGCGTCCAGTACCAGAAGAACCGGAGGAAAGAGCCCGCCTGGTACCTGAAGTCTCTGAGTTTCGCCGTAATCAGCTCAAGTCACCCGAAACACAACGTAGTGAGGGCTCTGGTCTCCTTCAAGCCCTTGGTATTGGTGCAGCGGTACTTGGTGGCGGGGCATTATTAGCGCGTGGCTTGGGCCGGAGGGGCGGCATTCGGATGGGCAACGCCCAACAGGCGGCAAAAGAGGCAGTACAAGAAGTTACAGTTCAAGATCTTGGGAATGTATACCGTGCGGCGGGGCGTCCTGCACCTTCTCGCCCTGCTCCTACACCAACTCCTACGCAGCGTACCGCGTCTACACCAGATCCGTGGGCTGCTTCGGTGACGACTACACCGGCAGCTACTACTCGTCCGGCAACTACACCTACACCTACGCAGCGTACCGCAGGTTCCAGGCAAGGTGGTGTTCAAGTAACCAACCTATACGATCTTGCAAACCTTAAATCGGAAAATTTACGTCGTGCACCTGAAACCTTAAGTGAAGCCGCTCAATCTTTAAGTAGCCAAGATTTTATTTCTGACTATTTCAAGCGTACGGCTACACCTGCAGGTGCTTTGACTAGTGCCGCTGATGATATTGCCGCAGTCGAAAAAGTTATTCCCGAATCCCTGGTAACCAAACAACAAACTATTGGTGGACGGATTGCGGATCAAACTGCAAACGCAATTGATTCGGCAGAAGACCAGATGACTGGTCGTGTCAAATCTCAACTGCAACGCAACGAAGATCTCGACATCAGTCAGATCGACGCGCTTGAAGAAATGGCGGAACAAGACCATAATTGGATGATGGAGCAGGATGAGCCCATCAACCGTGTGGCAGCGCAACTGCCCGATGGCTTACCTGTTGATCAGGCAGAAGGTCTGGCAAAGTCAAGCGCCCAAAGCTTCCTGCAGCGTGAACGGGATGAAATTGCATCTCTCTTAGGAGAGCAAAATATTCCAGCAACTAATACACGTATTGAGCAAGAACTTAATCGCCGTCTTGGTAAAGAAGCTTCTGAGTATGGCCCTAAGTACACGGCTCGTCGTCAAGCTCTTGAACTTTATGCAAAAACAGGTGATCCTCAACTTTTAGAAAAAGTACGACGATTTGGTTTATCACCCGTTACTTTTGAAACGGTGGAAGGAATGCCGGCAGCAAAACGAGCTGGTTTTGAATCTGCTCCTGCAATGTCCTTGGATTATTACCCAAGTGAAGAGTTGACTGCTGTAGGTCTAAGCTCTAGCCAAAACATTAATCTTCCTGGAGTCGGTAACGTATCTCTTGCCGACATTAGGCGTCCCGTTGTTACTGAAAGCACTGCTCAACAAGCCGAAGAATTTTATCAAGGACGCAAAGGTAAAGCACTTGATTGGCTTGGAGAAAAGAGAGTTGAGCTGGAGCCCAAGCGTAATCAAATTCTAAAAGAACGTCAGTTACTTGCTCAGCAAAGTGCCAACCAACTTATTCCGCAACTTAATGAAGCAAAAGCAACAGGACAGTTTGATAAAGCTAAAGAGCTTGAATTTAGCTTGAATACGCTTCGCAACTTATACAGGAATCCAAGACTTGGTACGCACCGTGAAGGTGAGCTCAGGTCTCTTGATGCACGTATTGCTAAAGCACAGAATAAAATTGCAGGAGATATTGCAACTATTCAAAAACGGTACCCAACAACTATTGAAGACTGGTCTGGAGAAGCACCTCGTTTATTTGCAGAGTTAGATCCAGATACCGGTGAAATTATTCCCGAAACCGTGGAGCTACGTACAGAACGTCCCATGGTAGACCTGGAGCCTAAAGGTGGTGGTGGGCGAAATGTTGCTGAGTTTGCTGCTGGCTCACGTAGTGCGACAGAAAATGCTATCCGTGAAGTTCAACAAGGTGGTCGACGTACTAGGGTTCGTGACTTTGATATTGAAACCGGTGGCGCAGTTCAAAACTTTGAAGATGATCGCACTCAAACAGGAAGAGTAATTGGTCGCTACGGCATTCAACCAAGTGGCGAAAAACCTGCAGATACTACAAAACGTCCTTCACTGCCTAGGTACACACAAGAAGAAATTCTTTCCACTGCACTTGAAAATGCACAGGCTGATCCATATGGAGACGTGCCTCTTCCTCCTGATTACGAAGAGATAATGGCAATTCTTGGCACAAAAGAAAAACCGTCAAATCGCCAAAATATTCGCGCTTCTGAAGATATACTTAGGATACAAAGATCTGCCCCTCCTGGCAAAGCACAAGCACTTGTTAACCAATACTTGAATAACTTACGCGGAGCTTGATCATGGCTGACAAAAAGAAAAAAGATAAGAAGTGGATCCAGGGAATGAGCATGAAGGAAGGCGCCTTCACTGCCAAAGCAAAAAAGAAGGGCATCACCACCGCTCAATTGCAAGAAAACGTTTTATCATCCCCTGAAAAATACGACGAAAAAACTGTTAAACAAGCTCGGTTGCGTGAGACCTTGGTAGGATTACATCACAAGAAAAAACAAAGCGATAAATAATTATGCCACGGGATGCACGCTTAGAATCAGCCACTTACTTTGATGGTACTTTTAACCGTAGTACCAAGTTAAATTTCAACGATCTTTTCCGTGTACCTGCTGACAAAGTAGGTAAAGAAGCACCCTGGAACCTAGGCCACTTTACTTCTAATGACTTTGTAGATCGTGTTCAATCAAGAGGACGGATCTTTAACTTACGCAAAGGTTTTGTAAATCCGGATGATCCGCAGCAGTCAGAAGCTTTTGTTGGCCTGGGACGCTTTGAGCCTGATAATCCCAACACTGGATACGACTTTAAAAACGGAAGGCCTATTACTCGGTCATTCACAGAAGATCCCGACTTCAATCCCTTATGGCGTGAAAAGTTTTTACTAAGTCCTGTGCGTAGTCCAAAGGACGATATGACCAAAACAATGCCCAGCATTTCGGACCCAGACCCACAAAACTTCCTTGCAATGCGTGCCAAGGAGCGTGCTGAACAAGATATGGAAGGATCACCGACTGCAGAACAAGTTGTTAAATCAAAAGAGTTTAGTAAAAAAGAAGAAGCAGCCGCCGGTAAAAAAGTAGAGGAAGAAGAAGCTGCAACCGAATAAATTTCATTGAAATATAATCAAAGAAAAGGTAGACAATATGGCTGGCCGCGCTGACGTGCTACGTGGATTAGGAGCAACTCTACAGGGCTTGAAGGCGCGTTTGGGCAACGTTGGCATGGGCGCACCTGTTCAGCAAGTGCGTGTGTCGGGACAGACGGGTGTAGGTGGTACGCAAGGCGTGGCTGCCGTACGTAACCTTGGCAATGCAGTAGAAGCCTCCCCCTCAACTACCAGGCAACTAGCAGAGATGCTGGTGCCCAATTCACTATTAGCAGGTGGTCTCACCTACATGGGTACTGGAGATCTCGGTCAAGCGGCACTGGCAGCTGGACTGGATTTTGGTGTTGGTGCAGGTGGTGTTGCACTAGCTGGTCGGTTTGCTCCAGGTCGCTCTGGTACGTTGACTTATAGGAACAAAGAAGGTAAAGAAATTTCTCAAAGTCATTATCAACCTTCTATGCCGCAAAATATTGCGATGGGTGCATCGCCTGTGGTATCAACCCTACTTCTTGCGGGCATGCAACCTCCTTATAAACCGCAAAACCAAGAGCAAGTTGCTGCTCAACAAGATGCGCAAAGACAAGCCGTTAATAACCTTCAACAGGAACTAACCGTCCCTGGAACTAACTTCCAAATTCAAGGCTTACCTCAACGTGCATTAACAGGTGAACAATCTTATGTTGCACCTAACGTCCTTGATCCTTATGGGCTATCCAGGGGCATGATGTAATGTTTGCAAAAAATTTACTTTCAGATATTCCAGAAAAACTGCAACAAGTTAGTCAAAGCTTTGTTTCAGGTGTCAGAAAAGCGGATGCTGTTCAACGTAGGCAGGTTAAAGAAACTGGATCCAACTACGGACAAAGTATTTTCGACCCTCGGTTCCGCTCTAAACTACAAGGTCAAGGCGTAAGTTTTAAAAACAACCCGGCCGAATTCCTTGGCGCATATGCATCCAGGGGTTTAGTTGATATTGCTGCTGATGGCACACGCACTTACTTTTGGCGTTACAATCATCCCCTTGCAATTTCTTCTGGGTTAAGCGAACTATACCTAGGTAACTACACACGTTCTGCTACGGGTAAGGGAGCAATTGCTGCAGGTATCAGCTTCCCAGCCATTGCAGCTGCTGGTACTTACGACATTACAAATCCCGGGGAGATGTTCCGTCCCAAGGGATATGCACAGCGGTATAGCGAAGAAGGAACTGATGATCGTCGTCAAACCACTCAACCAGGTGCTGAGTTATTTGAACGTTTCTTCCTGGGACGTACTGGTGATCCTCTTAAGTACGAAACGGCAAAACAAGATATTCCTGACCTAACACCTGAGCGCTGGGGCAACTACCAACGATTCCTGTACCAGGACAAAGGACTACTCGGTCTTGGTGTCTTAAAAGGAACAATGGAGAATCTGGAGGGCAACCCAGAGGTTCGCCTTCTTGGCTTCCCCGCCAACATCCCAATGGCAGGTGGTTTTGTTGGCGGCACACTTGCAGCAAAAGCAGCGTTATCCCAAAAGACTCCCGTTAATACACCCAACCGTCCAGCACGTCGCCTCGCAGGTGGCTTTGCTGCTGCAGTTGGTGGTTCCATTGGCGGTGTGCTACTTGGTAATGCGGTCAATGAAGTTATCGCAATGGGCAATCGCCCCACCTACCCATCTACTAATACTTACGATCAGAATATAAGCTGATAAAATTAAGGTAATAAATAAATCATAAGGTTCAGATGATCAACGAAATGGGACTGACTCCCTCCAACAAACCGGACCCTAATGCATTTGAACAGTTGATGAACCTGCTTAACAGCGGTACAACTGCATCTAGAGAATTTATTGATGCAAATCGTGGTGGTCTTGGTAGAGCCGCTCGTTACGCCCCTGGTGCTTCTGTTGCCGTTGGTGAGCTTGCCCAAGGTGACGTGATGGGTGCTATTGGCGCTGCAGGTGGTGCGTATGCCGCAGGTCAAGCAATGAAAGGCTTGGCAGGCGCTATCCCGGCAGTTGGTCTTCCCGGTATGCTTGCCAAAGGTGCGCTGTATGCAGGTGGTAGCCTCCTTGGTTCTAGCCTTGGTGCACAACTCGGTTCAGGTGTTGGTGCTCTCGGCAACCAGTTAATTGGTGGCACGCAAAACGCGGTGGGTGATGCAGCTAACGCAATCGCTGGTACTCAACGTGAAGCAGGTACTGCTGCTGGCACTGGCAAAGAAGCTGGCCTTGGTGGCATGAGTCAACAAGAGCTGAACCAAATGCTTGCCCTTAAGCAAATGGGCGTGAACATGCCTGCCGAAGCCTTGGAGCGCAGCTTCCAAATCACGAATAAAATGAAAGATCGTGATGTGGGCCGTCAGATGCAAATGAACCAGCAGCTGGCAGGGTTAACTGCACAACTCCAGCGCAACCAGGGTGCCATGCAACTTGCTGGTAGCGCAATGAATATCGGAGGCCAACTCACCTCGCAGATGCTGACATCTAATCCTTACCAAGCTTCCGTGCTACAGACCGGTGGCATTCGCGGCCCCCTGGGCTGATAGGAGGTTATCACAATGGCTAATCTTGCTGGGGCATATCTAGAGCCGTTTAGTTTTCTAAATTCTCCTGAGTACAAAAGTCTTTCTGACTCTGACCAACAATTTGTTCGAGAGTATAATTTAAATCAATCAAAGTTTTCTAACCCAACGGAGGCTCCTCTTCACAAAGCCCTTGGAACTTTGTTGGAACAAAGTGCGTACAATCAAACGCCAGAAGGAAGACAAAAAATTCTGGAACAACAACTGGCGCTTGATAAAGCCCGTGGTGAGCAGCAAATGAAATATCGTATGACCAACGATATTATCTCCAATCTAGGTAAAGCTGCCTACTCAGCTTTTGGTGGCGGGCGCTTACCTTATGACTATGTAGCCCAGGGCATTGGCAATGTTGGTAATGCTTACCTAGCTGGACGCCAAGCTGTTGGCGTACCTGCTCCTGTTGTTGGACAGCGTTATTTTTAAGTAAGGTAGAATAATAAGATGATCTGGGACACAAATACTTTTGGGTACGATACAACACCTGTAGCTCAGGATGTATTTAAATCTAGTTCGTCTGTTCTAGAAAACAATCCGTTTACCAAAGGGAAAAGTAAGGGTATGGCATTTCCATGGATGGCGGCAGCTGCATTTGGTAGCAGCGCACTCGAAGGTATCACGGGCGGTCGGCAAGCAGCTGCAGATCGTGACTTTGCCGCCCGAATGGGTAAACTGCAGGCGGAAGCAAGTTTTCAGGGCGCTTTCCGCAATGCACAGTTGGGCCAGTGGAATACAACTGTACTCCCTGGAGTTAACTATGAAATTCAAAAACAGGCCCGTAATTATGCAAATAAAGTTTTCAGGCCTGAAGAAATGTTTTTAGAGTCTGAAGAACAAAAACGAGGGTTTCGTGATATCCTTTCTCCAGAGGGTCGCGAAGTAAGTGCACGTGAACGATCAGATGCTATTGCTCGCTCAACAGCAGATCGACGCGCTGTAACAGATGCAATGTTTGGTTCCCCGTCAACTTCTTTCTACTCAAACCCAGCCTGGATGCAGACTGCTTAAAATACAATAAAAGGAATTAGGAAAAATGGGTGGCGGTGGCAGAACAACTGTAGAAGCTCCTAGAGAGAGTGATGAACAACGCGCTTATTATGCGCAGCTCGCAAGAGATGTTGAAAGTGCGCGCCAGAAAAAAGAACAACAGCAACAAGAAGAAACTACCCGTTTAGCCAACTTACGTACTACAGGTAAAACAAACCTTGGTACATACTCAGATATTTTCCAAAAACAACTTAAAGCTGGTGCATTAACATCCAGTGCAGCTGCTGATCAACTGAAAGATTACCAGCAGCGTTATGGTCTTGAGGCTGGTGATATCGAACCTCAGCTACAGGCTATTAAACAGTATGAGCTTGAGCAGCTTCCTACACAAAGGGAAACGCTTGTTCAACGGGCATTTCAAGACCTTCTGGGACGCAAAGCATCTGATCAAGAATTAAACACACGTCTCGGTGAAATTTCCAAGTCAGGTGGCAGGCTTGATATTAACGCAATTGCAGACTCTCTTAAGAGCAGCGACGAGTTTAAACAAAAAGCTGGTCGTAATTATGTACAAAGGTACAACGATATTTACTTTGGCGAGGGTGAAAAGGAAATCGTTAAAGGCGCTGAAGGTGCGCCTGACTGGCAAAAGAGTACCGGGCGTTACACAATTTCCACTGGCTCACAATTTGCCCCTTCACTTGACGAAGAGACTCAAAAAACAGTCGGACTTAAGTTTGGTGCAATGCCAGACAAGTTTACTGGTAGTGTAGGCGAAATTGAGCAGATGCAACAGAAGATGCGTCAGCGGGATGAATTTGCTTACAACTCTGGTCTCACCAAATTACAAGGTCAAATTGATTCTGATATTCAAAAAATCAAAAGGGGAAGCGCCAAAGAGGTTGCTGAAATTTCATCCAAGACCGGTATCTACGGTAATCTCGTTTCTGGTTTCTTTGGGTAATAGTTGGTCTTGTTATAATTGTTTAGTTACCAAACAGAGTAGTTAACCATGCCTCTTTCTAGCTCCGAGTACAATCGCCTTCTTGGTGAAATCAATGCTGCTCAAGGTGTTGGCGAAGACGTTAAAACTGAGCAACGCAAACGCCTTTTCGAGTCCGCTTACACCCCTTCCAGTTTTGACATGGGCGAATTTGTGGGTCTTCTTGATAAGCTTGAGTCCTCTAAAATGAAGCAACAACGTCAAAAGTCCGTTGAAGGCCGTCGTGACATTATGACTGGTGGCCTGGCTGGCATGATGAGCAACTTCTGATTTATTTTCAATGACCGACGAAGAACGGCTGCAATCTTACCGCGATGCTGCGGGTGCAGCATATGACTACCAACGTAATCGCGGTGAGTACCAGAGTCGTGTCTCTGACATTGACTCCGACTCTTCTTTGGACGCTGATACAAAATCACGTCTGAAAAAAGAAGCAGCAGACCGTTTCTATGGCACCGGTCAAGATGAAGCACGTGCTACTTTAGAACTTGGTGCTGAATTTGGCGAGAAAGCCGCCAAGTACAAAGGAGCTGAAGAACGTGCAACAATCGGAAAAGGGGCAGAAGAAACACGTGCTGGAACAGCGCAGGCTCAAGAGTTCAAGCAACGGGACGAAGAGCGCGACTACCAGCAATCGCAACGCGGCTATAGATTCTGAGTTATTTGAAGCCTGGGTCGATAATCTCGATTCATCAACCCAGGAGTCATTCATCTCCTTTGCTCAAAATAACTACTCCGTTATTGAGTGTTATCTATATTCTCGTTTCCTTGGTTATTGCGGGTCGATTGCGTCCTGCGATGCCTGGGTTTCGTGTAACTACCCAAAGCCTGATCACCGTAAGATTCTTCTTACTGAGATTGACGAAATGCTGGAAGACATTCGTAAACTCAGGGAAGATATTGAAACCTTTCAAATTAAACGTGATGCAGGTGTTGCGCGTATTGCAACGATGCAAAAAGAGCTACGTGGCACAATTGCACAGATTGATACTTTTACCTCTACACGAGATAGAAAGGGTTTGTTGATGGCCGGTGCAGACCGCGCCATTCGTGAACTCATGTGCATCTTCAAAGATGATCCTATCGAAGCACCTTTGCTTGAGGCATCGATGAGTGTATGGGCAAAGATGCAACTAGACGAATAAATGCATTAAACTAAACAAAAGTAATACACTATATGGGCGCCGGTAGACGTTCTATTCCAATCGCTGGCTCAACGCCTCCCTACAGGGGCGAACAGTCGCGTTCACCCGAAGATGCCTTCCCAAGCCGCAGCGCGTCACAGGGCCCCAGCCAGCCCTCTCGTGACGTACGTCCCACCATGGGGCGCAGTGGCATTGATATGGGTGCAGGTCGTTCTACCCGTTCGTTTTAATTGACATGAGCAAAGGTAAAGTACCGCCCCAGTTCCTGGCACACCTAAAGAAAAAAGAAGCCAAGAACGAAGACGGAACCGAAATGAACGATAAGGAAAAACGTAAAGCAGCTCTGGATAAGGCGCGTAAGTACCAAGAGCAAAAACGTAAATCTAAAAAGTAGGTTAGTATTTAGTTACTAACCAGTTAATGCTGTGCCTTCTCATCTTCACTTAGCTTATCGACGTAACGCTCAAGCTGCAGTTAAGAATCACAAGGTACGTAAGCATAAGAACGAAGAGCTATTGCAAAGAGCCCGTGAAGATTTTGGGTTCTTTTGTGAATATGTAGCAGATAAAACACCCGCACCACATCACAAACAGTGGCACCGTCACTTTGTAACAAACCAAGATAGTAGCTGCTTGGTCGGCATTGCTGGTCCCAACATTGACTTACTTGCCCCCAGGGGTAGTGCCAAGAGTACAGTCCTGGGCTTGTTTACTGCATGGGCAATTGGTGTGCACACGACAGCCAAGAAGCCTCTGCAGATTCTTTATCTTTCCTACACAGTTGATATTGCACGTTCTAAGTCTGCAACCATCAAACGAATCATTGATAGCAAACGCTATCAAGAAGTTTTTCCAACAGTCAAACTTCTCAAGAACGTAACCAGCAATGAGTACTGGTCTATTGATCACAAATTTGCTGGCATTGATGTTACCGGTGATGAACAATTTACTTTGTGCGCAGCAGGCCTGAAAGGTTCGGTGACCTCCAAGCGTAGTCACCTCATCTGTATTGATGACCCTACCAAGAGTGCAGCAGATATCTCCAACCCTGACATCAGGAAGATGATGGAGGATAACTGGAATGCCGTTATCGCTCCCACGATGTTTGAAGGTGGACGGGCGATCTGCCTTGGTACCCGCTTCCGACATGATGACATTCATGCCACTACATTCAACGAACAAAACAACTGGACTCAAATTGTTCTTTCCGCAATCCAGGCAAATTCCAAAACAGGTGAGGAGGAATCTTATTGGCCGGAGATGTGGTCACTGGATTACTTAAAGGAAAAGAAACGACAGGCACCTATTGCCTTTTCGTTTCAGTACATGAACAGGATTGTTCGTCAAAGCGAGCTGTCCCTGTCTCCAGAGCTGTTGGTCAAAGCGGAGATCGCAACTGAGTTTGACGCCCTTGGCGTAGGGGTTGATCTATCTGCTGGAACTAAAGAGAAAAATGATTACACCGTATTTGTGCTTGGTGGCCGCATTGGTGATTGTATTCACATTATTGATTATCGGCGCATGCGCGTCATGGGCAACCTGGAAAAACTGGATGAACTAAAAGAACTTCTTAATGACTGGTGCATTGTTGGCCGCGATGAGCAGGGTAACTACTTCCCAACATATTCAACATGTGATGTATGGTCTGAAGCGGTGCAGTACCAGGCATCTTTGGAGGCCGATTTCAAGCGCGTGTGCCTGAATGGCGATGGTCTTTTTAACTTGATCTGGCACCCGGTCAAAGGATTCCGTGCAGACAAACTGGCACGTTTCCGTGGCATCATGGGTCTGTTTGAAGACCGTAAGATCATCTTCAACAAGTACCGTAATTTCGACACTATGTTTGAAGAGCTTACCAACTTTGGCGTAAGTGGGCACGATGATTGTGTCGATTCACTGGTCTGGTTGGTTAACGGTCTAGCTAAAAAGAGCAACTTGCAATTTGATTACTAAACTTATAATTAAAAGAAAAGCATCAGTGTTGTGGGTCCGGAGTACGTAGCAATTGCATTTACGGCAGTTGTCTCTGCCATAACAGGTGGCTCCTGGGCTGCAAACAAAATTCTATTCAGAGTTCACCAGCGCCTGATTCAGTTATCAGACGACGTGATGACGCAAGAAAATAAGTTGAATAGATTACAGGAGCAGATTGGACGCATGCCAATGGACTACGTGTTGAAAGTAGATTTTTTACGTGAGATTCAGGAAATGCACGATAACTTTCGACAAATTAACACTAAGCTTGATAAGCTAATGGAAAAGCTTTTGTCAAAATGAGCTACATTATCGAGGTCCAAGAAGATGAATGCGGTGATCAATTCATCACTCTTCCTGAAGAAATAACTGAAGAGCTTGGTTGGCAGGAAGGTGATATTCTTGAATGGAATTTAAAAGGGGATGGAATTGTATTGAGTAGACTGAATGAAATAGCTGGTTACGAAGTACTGGAGGATTAAATGATTCGTTATTACAATGGCAATTACGGCAGTTCAGTAGGCAACCAAGCTGGCATGGAAAGTGGCGCAGGCAGGCTTGCTGGATCGCCAGGTTATATGCCATCAGAAAAAGATATTCAGGATCGCCTGTTTAGGCGTGGTATGGAAACCGATAAAGGGCGCCAAATACAAGAAAATATTCGAAGGATTCGAGAATCTTTTCCAGCTAGTTTGGGTGGTGTCAAGACAGCTCAGGCTATTCCTGGCGCCCCCGGAAATTTTGGTGGTTTAGATCAAGTAGGTATGTCAGATGCAGGTGGGGGCATGATTCCAATGCCTGGTTTTGGTGGTGGTGAAATGATGCCAATGCCTGGTTTTGCACCTTCTGATCCTGCACAACAACAAAAAATGCGTGAAAAAGCAATTCAAGATCAACGCATGCAAGAACGTGCTGCAGCATTGAAATCCCCAATTAATTACAATCGACCAACGCCATTAAATATTGATGTAGATGCAGTACCTGGGGCCCTAGAAAAAATTGGTGGTTCTGCTGTTATTCAATTAGATCCAAGTCAAAAAATTCGATTAGGAGGTGCATTTCTTCCGGGTTATCAAGAGCAAGGGGTACCCATCCCGCAGGAATACCGAGTAGAAGCAGGGTATTCTACGCCTTCTCTTGGTGTCAATGTTAACTATCGTCCGCGCCGGCAAGGCTCTCCTCTTGGAGGTGGAATGGGCGGTAATATTGATTTTAAAATGCCATTCTAATGAAAAAGAAAAAACTGGTCAAAGAAGCTCTCAAGCACCCTGAGTTGTACACACCAGGGGAGTTAGCTTACTTTGACCGGTGGTTGTGGCATAAGAAACAAAAGAAAGCTGCTAAGATCAATACAGATAAAGAGGCTGATACTTAATGGCTGCCGACGCTAAATCAAGGCTCAACGAAATCATTACCGCCTATATCGACAAAGATAGTTCCACTGTCGTCGATACGGGCGTTGTGGCCTCGCATTTGGCGCAGATGAAATTATTCGGCATCCGCCAGGGTGTTGAGTTTTTCCCCAGCCAGGACAACTTTGGAAATCAACGCAAAGATTTTATCGACCGTGTAATCAAATACAATCAAATTGATGCACGCTTAGATTCAATCTGGGATTATTTCCTGTGTGATGGAAAAGGTCTGTTCTACATCAGACCTACAAAAATTAATTATCGTATCTACTACTTCCGGGAGCATGAGTACCGCACGTTTTACAACGTAGACGGTGACCTGGAAGAGGTGGTGATCATCTACAGCTACAAGGTGCGTCGACCTGGTGGCTTTGGAGCCGAGATAGCACAGACAAATATTACCGGCAAAACGCTTGGTGACGGCCAGGCTTCAAGGCGTTACATCAGGCTTTCGATTAAGCGTGACGAAATCAAAGAAACTCACGCAGAAGGTGAATTATCTTTTGACATGCCGGACTATGCAGTCTCCGGTAAAACAAAATTGTTAAAAAATACGCTTGGTTTTATTCCTTGCGTTGAGATCTTCAATAACCCCAAAGGCTTTGCTAACGACGGTGTTGGCGAGTTTGATGCGTTGGCCAATCATATCGTCACCCATGACGAAATGGTTCGCACCATGCGCAAGAACGTTCAGTTCTTTGGTAACCCCACACTACTGTCATCTCGTCCCAAGACGGACTTGATTGAGGCCGGTGGGGATTCCACGGTACAGCGTCCTTCTATTGCAGCAAACTCTGGCTTCACCAGTCCCGCATCCTTGAGTGCTTCGATGTTCAAGGCTGATCCCGTCAGCCGTGGTGTTGATGGACAGATTCGAGTTCCAAGGATCATTGCAAACCTGGAGCCGAATGACCGTGTTGGTTACATTGTTCCAGATGCAATCACTGGTGACCAAAATCAATTTGCCCGTCAGTATCGCGAAGAAATTCGCACTGCACTTGGCGGTGTGGATGAACTGTCAATTTCAGCTGGTGTTACCGCAACTGAATACAAGTCACTATTTGGTCGTGTATCAGCAACATCCAAGAAAAAAGCAAATGCTATTTACACGTATGGCATCTGCCGCTGCCTTGAGTTAATTATTTATCAAGAAGAACAACTCTTCCGTCAATCGTTGGCGGCTGCAGCAGGTATTGAAAAGCCAGTTGATCTTCCTGTTGATGCACCAGAAGAAGAAATTGCTGCCTACAGGGAAGCAATGAAAATCTTTAATGATCAAGTCAAAGAGATTATGATGGCTTGCGTGGAAACAAAAATGATTCCGCCAGGCGTTCTTGGGTTAATCCCCGATGGCGATGTCACGATGCTTTGGCGTTGGACAGGTCCTGTGTACGAGGAAACCACTCAGGACACACTTAATAATTCTATTGTGGTTCGCAACCTACAAGAATTAGGTGTTGATAGCATTGAAGCACTGAAATACCTCTTTCCGTCTAAGACGGATGAGGAGCGGGCCGAGATGTTATCTGGGTTCCCGTTCAGGATGGTGAATGAATTGCAGAATGCTTATTCGCAATTTGCCAAATTGGTGGGGGGGATGATGCAGACTCCTCACCCTCAATCACCAGACTTACCGATGGCTGCTGATCCTCGTCTGGATCTGACACCCTATCTGTATCGAACCTTAGAAGCTTTACAAAAGGAGATGAGTTATGCAGGACGCTACCGTCCAATCGATCCCACAGACGAGCCAAGCACCAGCAGCAGTAGCCCCAAGCAGCTACGTGATGGCGGCACCGGCACCTCAGGCGGCACCGGCCAGCTACCAGGCAGCTCCAGTGGCTTATCAGGTGGGTACCAGCTACCCCCAAGCAGTACCACAGGCGAACCCCAGCTACCAATCCGCCCCTACTCAGTACGCCCCCCAATCCCAACCGGCGGAACAGGCGGGGAACCCGTGGGAATCGGCGTTCAACAAGGTGGTGAATCTTCTGAGCGCACCAGTTCAATCCCCGTTCCAGGGAGCACCCTCGCAGGTGCCGACACAGTATACCCCGGCGAACTACGGACAAGTCAGCAGCCCAGCTACGCAACAATCGGCTCCCCAGACTTGGTCGCCCAGCCAGGATTACTCTCCCAGCTATTCCCAAACCTCTTCGATGCTCTACGGAGCGGCAGCGGAGCAGGCCCACGCGGAAGTGGACAGCGCGATCGCGGACTACTACCATATGAGTCCGGAAACCCGGCAGGTACTAAACGCGTTCGGAACCGAAGCTCCCGCCGTACTAAATAACTACGCCCTTCAACTTGAAGGGATGCTTGATAGCGCTGTTGCCTGGGGCGAGCGTGCACAGAACGTGATCGTTGGTTATGCCAACTTTGCGGTCAACGAGCACCAAGAGAACCTGGCCTACAACGAGATTCTTACCAATCCCGATGTACTCAGTGACTACACCCTGAAGTTCTTTGGTCCTGAAGGTCCGTACCCCGTGTACGAAAGCGAAGCAGAACTGGAGACCCGTGGTTATCCCACCACCTCTGCTTATGGCCAAGTTGGTGAGTTCCCCGCTCCTCCCGCAGCTGCTGCTCCTCAGCAACCTGAAAACTTCTGGGGCAACTTCAGCGAGATCATGAATCGTGATCCCCAGAACGCCTGGCGCGTCCTGAACCAAGCTCAGCCTGCCACTGTTGCAAACAAACTGTTTGTGATGGAGTGAGGCCATGCCTGTTGCTGGTAAATACGGACAAGTATTAAACGCAGCAGCGAAGAACCCTGCCGGCGCCTTGAGAGCTTCTGCTTTAGGTGCCGGTCTTCTTGGTGCAACAGGCTCTGTTATTGGAAACTTGACAGACAAAGAACAAGGCGAGGGCCCTCTTCGTATTCTTGACGAAGCAGCAAATGCCGGAACCCTTGCAGCTATCCCCGGTTTAGTTCCTGGTTTTGCTGCCGCCGCTCTTGGTTCGTTGCGGCAACCAAGCATGGCACGTAGAGCAGTGAAAGCTGCTGGTTCTGCTGCAAACGTACGTCGTGGCCTTGCTACTCAAACAGCATTAGCTACGGCAGCTATTCCGGTCGCTGCTGGACTTGGTGGATTGGTAGGCGGTGGCTCCTCTAATTTGTACAACGCCATTGGCATCCCTGGTTTCCAAGCAGGAATTAACCCTGAAGCCGCGAACGGTTCCAGCAATATGCAGTACGTCTAATTAAGTATTCTTAACTAAAAATTAGATCCTGCTAAAATTTGTCTTAGATAAGACAAAAACTTGTCTAAATCTTTCACCCACAAGTCCCGCGACTCTGGAGGATATTAAAAAGTGTTTCTTGATAACGATTTCCCAAAAATTTTGGGTGCGGAACTTTACCGTCCCCATCCTGCTTATATTGCCGAGATGGCTGTGGAGCCCGTGGTTGTCCACGACTTCACCCGCCAACCCGGTCAAACCGTTCAGTTAGACCGCTACAAGTTCTGGGGTACCCCTGGTACTAAGGACAGCCGTGAGCGTATTGCCGACCAAAC